GACAAAGACACTGCCACGTTAAAAGAGATTGGCATGCTGGCGTCTACTATCGAAAATATAGACTACGCAATTACTTCTTGGCTAAAAGAAGACTTAACAATAAGTACGACAACTAACGAAGGATTTATAAAAGTTCCTGTTCTTTGGCAGGTACCAGAGAGGGCTTATCAGGTTAAGTTCAAAGAAGACCTGAGAGACGACGGGGATGCCTTAAAACTGCCAATAATCAGTATCGAGCGTACCGGTATAACCAAAGACCCTGCCAGAAAGGGCGCTTTCCAGGCACACTTGTACTCTGACAAGAAAAACGGCAGGAGCGGCCGAATGGTCATTGCTAAAAAGATCGTTCAGGACAAAACTAGGAATTTTGCAGCTGCCTCAGGGACAAGAGGAGACCAATCTGGAGCGAAAAAGCAACTTTATTATCCGAGAATTAACAAAAAAGTAGTCATCAAGAGTCTTTCCATTCCCATCCCGGTATATGTAAACCTTGACTATAAGGTTACTTTAAAATGTGAGTATCAACAGCAGATGAACACCATGTTGGCGCCGTTTATTGGCAGAACGGGGCAGATTAACGCCTTTACGATGACAAGAAATGGTCATTTATATGAAGGGTTTATCGACCAGAGCTTTGGCCACTCCAATAACGTCAACGACCTTGGAGAAGACATGAGAATGTATACATCCGAGATTACAATCAAGGTGTTGGGGTATCTTATTGGTGAAGGCGAAAGTGATGATCGACCCTTAGTTCAAATACATGAAAACGTTGTAGAAATATCATTTCCCAGCGAAGAAGCAGTTCCTGAGGGCAACGACAGTCTTTTTCTTTAAGTCAGGAACTCCTTTTGAGTTTGAAAATACTATTTAATTAACGATTGCATCATCAATTACGTATTATTTAACGAGAGGAATATAGCATGGCGGTTAAAAGTTTTAAATTTGTGTCTCCTGGGGTGTTTATCAATGAAATTGATAACTCTTTTATCCCCAAATCAGCAGAAGCNATTGGCCCTGTCGTANTCGGCCGNGCCACCAGAGGGTTGGCNATGCAGCCGGTAACGGTCCAATCTTACTCAGATTTCGTTGAAATGTTCGGAGAAACAGTTCCTGGGATGGGCGGAGGCGATATTTATCGTAATGGAAACTTCCAGTCCCCGATGTACGGAACTTATGCCGCTAAAGCTTTCTTGAACGCAAACGTCGCTCCTCTTACTTATATTCGCCTTCTCGGCCAACAGTCTGCTAACAAGTCTAGCACCACCAACGATGCAGCCGCAGGCTGGAGAACTTTAAGATCGGCGCCCACCAAGGACCTGGGCACCAATGGCGGCGCATACGGTCTCTGGTTGTTTACAAGCCAATCATCCACAACTAATGCAATATCGAAAGTCTTGGGCACTGGAAGTCTTGCAGCAGTTTGGTATCTTGATTCGGGTCATATTACCTTAAGCGGAACCATATATGGAGAAAAAGCTATCCACCTTGCCAGTGGCGAATTCGACCTTGCGCCCACGGCGTCCAATAACGTTGTTATCGGAACTGATTCAAATAATCAGTTCACGGTTGTCCTCAGCGGTACTCAGCAGGGTTCAGAAACAATTAAGTTTGGCTTTGATGACTCACAAGAGTCTTTTATTCGCGGCCGCTTTAATACCAACCCTCAATTGTCCAGTGGGTCTACTTTTTACAGTCCCGGGCCCGCGGGCTCTGGGTCAGCTAAATCTTATTGGCTCGGTGAGACATATGAACAAGAATTAAGAGATCGCGGTCTAACAACCGCTTCTCTGGGCGTCATAATGGCTCTTTATGAGGCAACTGATGGTAATACCCCGGCCAGCATGAAAGCTCAAGCTTCCAAGGAAGCAAGAGCCGGTTGGTTCATTGGCCAGGACCTAGGTGCGGCTTCAGGGTGGGTACCCCACAATTCGCAAAGATTATTCCGTCTAGTTGGTCGAGGCCATGGCGAATGGCTACAAAAGAATGCCAAAGTTTCAATTTCAAATGTTCGTCGGTCAACATCGACCACAACGGATTATGGCACCTTTTCCCTCCTAATTCGTAGCATTAACGACACCGACAATAATGTTCAAATAATGGAAAGGTTTGACAACCTCAACCTCGATCCTACGTCGCCCAACTATATTGCGCGCGCAATAGGCGATAAATATACTTCTTGGGATTCAACCGAGAGGCGCCTCAAGACTTATGGAGATTACAACAACCAGTCAAAGTTTGTTTACATAGAAATGAACAACGATGTAGAGGCCGGCGGAACAGACGCAACTTATCTACCATTTGGATATTTTAGCCCCCCACGCTTTAGAGGGATATATGACCTTAATAGTACCGGAGCATTCGCCACAGCCTCTGCCGGCATCCCCAACGGGAAAGGCCATGGCCTTGCGTTGTCAAGTTTCTTCGTAACTGGTGGTAGTGGAATTCCGAGCGCTCACTACGACGCGAAGGGCCTAGGCACTATCTATCTTTCAGGCGGAACAGGTGTGGGCGCCTCCAGTGTACTGGGAGCCTGCACCGGCTCATTAGTCTTCCCGTCTGTGCGTCTACGTAACTCTGCGTCCGACGGAGGTTTAAGTGATGTAACTGACGCATACTTTGGTATGCAAACTACAAGAACGGCCACCAGCACCACTACCGACAACAGCATTGGTGACTTCCATAGACTGCTTTATTCTGGCTATGCCGGTGGCGGTGGCGCAGCTGCCACAAGCCCTTATAGCACTACCGGCGTGGAAGATTATGCATATATATTCTCGCTAGACAACATTGTTCTAAAGAGCGGCACGACCGACGGTTGGTACTATTCATCTGGTTCTAGAACGGCCGAGCGCTCCTACTCGTCATCTTCGTATGGTGACCTCTTGGATGCACAGATCAACAGCTTTACGGCTCCGTTCTTTGGCGGCTTTGACGGCTTTGATATCAAGAAGCCAGATCCACTCTATAACGCAGACATGGGCTCAACAGAGGATGGTAGTTATCGCTTCCATACTTATAAGCGAGCGCTAGACACGATTGCAGACCCAGAATTTTTGGACATGAACCTGCTAGCCATCCCGGGCCTCACGGTTAATGCCTTGACAACGCAGGCTGTGCGGGTTTGCGAAGAGCGAGCAGATGCATTGGCATTGATCGACTTGCCAAACGTTTATATTCCTGCTCACGAGGCTTACAAGGCCAGTAAGGCTAACCGAATTGGTACAACCGCAGTAGCAGCGGCAAATGCTCTACGCGATAGAATAATCGACTCAAGTTATGGTTGCACATTCTATCCATGGGTACAAACCCGAGATGATACCACCGGTGCGATGCTCTGGGTGCCACCCTCCGTCGCCATGATGGGCGTTTTGGCCTCTTCGGAAGCCGCCTCGCAGATCTGGTTTGCTCCCGCTGGTTTTAACCGCGGTGGTCTTTCCGAGGGTGCTGCTGGTATTCCAGTCACCGGAGTGACTCAGCGCCTGACTTCAAAAGAGCGCGACACCCTCTATGAAGCCAACATCAACCCCATTGCTTCTTTCCCATCCAGCGGAATAGTTGTCTTTGGTCAGAAAACGCTTCAGGAGCGTCAGTCCGCTCTAGACAGAATTAACGTAAGAAGGCTCGTCATCTACTTGAAGAAGCAGATTTCCATTCTCTCTACGCAGATTCTCTTTGAACAAAATGTTCAAGCAACGTGGAACAGGTTCACTTCCTTAGTGGAGCCTTTCCTCTCAAACGTCAAGACAAACTTTGGTATCACGGATTATCGTCTCATTCTTGACGAGTCCACTACCACTCCAGATCTTATCGATCAGAACATTTTGTACGCCAAGATTATGATCAAACCTGCCCGCGCCATTGAATACATTGCCATCGACTTTGTTATCATGTCGACGGGTGCCTCATTCGATGATTAAGATGTGGGGGATTTTTCCCCACCTTACTATTTAAAAATAGACTATAGGAGTTTCAAAATATGCCATTCTGGTCAACAAACTTTGGTGAAGACACCACATTAAAAGATCCCAAGAGACAATTTAGGTTTTATGTGGAGTTCCAGGGAATTAGTGCTCCTCAAGGCGGCGCCACACTTTGGTATGCAAAAACTGCGTCGAAGCCAAGTTTTACGGTTGAGAACATACAACATAACTATTTGAATCATGTTTTCAAGTACCCCGGCAAAGTAACGTGGCAGGATATTTCCATTACGCTTGTCGACCCTGTTGACCCTGATATGGCCGCCACGCTGTCCGACATTCTCGTTCAGTCCGGCTATTCTCCACCTACTGACTCAACCACCGATAGTATGGGTACCATTTCCAAGGCAAAAGCAGCAGGCGCCCTGGGGACTGTTATTATTACTCAGATTGACTCAAATGGTAACGAATTAGAAAAGTGGACGCTATGGAACTCTTTTATCACTGAAGTGAAATATGGTGATTTGGCCTACGGAACAGACGATTTGACAGATCTCACGGTCGGCATCGCATATGATTGGGCGAGACTTCAAACTACTAGTGATGGTTCAGTTCTTGTTGCCGGCGATGGTGGCACGGAGTTCTTCGGCGTATAATAGATAAAAAAGAGGTGTATATTGTCTAGAAACAGAGACCGCTTAGGCGGTGTTCAACAGCACGACACAAGCCCACCACCGCAAGCAATGCAAAACGAAGGTGGTAGTGGTTTTTCGTTCGTAGTCCCCACAGAATTTGTG